TTTTGGTAACCGCGAGAGAAGAGGAATGTTGACATATTGTATTTGATTTTGATATTACAAAGGTAATACAAAGATTTGTATAAACAAAAAAAAGTCTGAAATTTCTTTCAGACTTTTAGGTCGGGGATCCAGTCAACTGATTTGTGAGGATTAACGGTTTTTACCTCAACCTTACCGTTCTCACAAGCATGATGTGAGATCTATTGCCAGGGTCAGACAGTCTGTGCTATTTATAGCCCGCAAGTTTCCGAGAACTATTTTTACACCATTTTCATTTGACAAAGATTATATGGGGTAGATTAAATCAAGTTTATTTTTAATATATAAATTTATGATAAATAATTTTGATGGGTTTATTCTTGAAAAGCAGGTCATTTCTTTAATACTTGAAAATGATTTAAAAGCATCATATGATTTTTTATCGAGATTGAAAAAAATAAAAGATAAAAGTAAAATAGCTAAAATACTTTTTGATCTTTTTGATGATGAATATTACATCGTCAAAGACCTTCCACAAAATTGGATTGATGTGACTAGTGAACCGGAAATGGTTTCATTTTTATCAGACCAAAGAGCTAAAAGAACACCCATGCAGTGGGATGAAGATGAGTCAAAACTTTATGATGCGACTGGTAGAGGAACTATAAGAATTGGTAGGTTTGCACAAGCATTACTCAGTGATCCTGAAGTAATTGAAGATTTGGAATTATCTAGTTTGGAGGATAATCTTACAGAATTAACTCCAAGAGATTATGAAGAATTTGTAAATTTATATAAATCTGAATTCACTGTAGTTTCTAATGAATTCAAATTAGTCAATGGTGATGAAATTCCTTACTATTATGACCTTTATAACTATGCTTATGGTGATAAGGGTCAACTTGGTTCTTCTTGTATGAGATATAGAGATTGTCAAAAGTATTTTGGAATATACCAAAAAAATCCACAAGTATGTCAATTACTTGTTTATGTAAATCAAGATAATAAAGTATTAGGTAGAGCTTTAGTTTGGAAATTAGAAAAAAAGGTTGATAGTTGTCCTGCTGAATATTTTATGGATAGAGTATATTGTGCGAATGATAGTGATATGATTAAATTTAAAAACTATGCTAAAGAAAAGGGTTGGGTTATGAAAGATAAAAATAGTTCAGGTATTGTTGAATCTTTGTTTTTCAATTATAACGATACTGTTATTTTATCTCATATAAATGTCCAGTTGGAAAATTTCAGATTTGTGAATTATCCATTTGTTGATACAGTTACTTTTTTACATCTTGGAAATGGTAAATTACACAATATAAAAGGTAAAAATACAATTGAATTAACATCTACTGATGGTAACTTCTATGATAATTATGATGATGAATCAAGAAAGAAAATATTGAAAGAACTTCTAGAGGAAATAATAAGTGATTATGAATACCAAGGATATCATGACCTTGCTCAGAATGCTTTAGATATATTAACCTCCTAAGTAATTCATCAATTCTATTATATTCTTAATAGTATATCCAAGACTTTCTAGATTCTTTGAGCAACTTCTTAAAAACTCAATATAATTGTCTATTAGTAGAATAGTCCTATCGTTTTCTGCTAAGTGAGCGTCTATTAAGATAGATTTCTCACCAGCATTTGTCTTTAATCCTACACCCAAGGCATAGAATACAAATTTATCTTGCCTTATCTTTTTAACCTTAACTTCTTCTTTGGTTCTTTTATTTAGAAAGAATGATATTTGTTCATTAATCATTTGTCTATAAGACAGTGCTAATGATTGTGATTCAAAAACCTTATTAGAATTATCAACAGTTAGTCTGTTTTTGATAACGTCAAAAAGTGGTTCCAAGTTCTTATTCCATTCTTCTCTTTTCTGATTGAAAAATTCTTCTAATTTATCATTAGTTTCTTTTGCCTTATTGATTCTTTCAACTTCTTCGGGTGGGTAAAGGTTCATAAAAATCTGGTTTCTTATTTATATATACATTAAACAACTAAGTTACAATGAAAATTAAAACTCTTTTCATTAGTGATATCCATCTTGGAAATCCAAATTCACAAGCTGAAAAATTGTTAAAAATTTTTAAGGAATATGAATTTGATAATTTATTCATTATAGGTGATTTTATTGATATGACTTATTTGAAAAGAAAGTTTTATTGGAATCAAGATCATTCAACCGTTATTCAAAAGGTTCTTCGTCTATCTAGGAAAGAAGTTAATGTGGTTTACATTTTGGGAAATCATGATTACTACATTAGAAGTGTGATAGAAGATGAAAATATAAATTTTGGAAAGATTTTAATTTGTAATGAATTTATATACACTTCACTATCGGGTGAAAAAATTTACTTAACCCATGGTGATTGTTTTGATGGGTTTGTTAGAATAAGTCCTTGGTTATATTGGTTAGGTGATGTTTCTTATGAACTTAGTATAACTATAAATAAAATTTATAACTGGTTTAGGAAATTATTGAAGTTAGAATATTGGTCATTTTCGGCTTATATGAAAACAAAAGTGAAATCAGCAATAAAGTTTTTATCTGAATATAAAAAAATATCTGAAGCTAAAGTAAAGGAAAAAGATTGTGATTCTATTATGATTGGACATACTCACAATCCTGAAATAATTAAAGGTGTGTATTACAACACTGGTGATTTTTGTGAAAGTTGTTCTTATATCATTGAAGATTTTGATGGTAATATAAAATTAATGTTTGTGAAATGAAGATTTTATATGGAATACAATCAACTGGAAACGGTCATATATCAAGATCATCCAAGATTGTGAATAAACTGGTTAGAAAGGGGTGTGAAGTTGATATTTTGCTTTCTGGTAGGAATTCCCAATTAGCATTTCCATTTCCAATAAAATATAATTTATCTGGATTAACTTTTTTTTATGATGGTAGTGGCGAAATATCTTATTGGAAAACATGGAAAGAACTTAAAATATTTCAATTCTTAAAAGATATAAAATTGAATTTAGATGGTTACGACTTAATTATATCTGATTTTGAACCAATTACTGCTTGGGCTGCTAAATTACAAAATAAAAAATGTGTGGGTATAAGTAATCAATGTAGTTATTTATCAAATAAGATCCCAAGACCAAAGGAAAAAGACTTTTTAGGTGAATCAATACTAAAATGGATGGCACCTGTATCAACACCAATTGGACTTCATTTTGAGAAATACGATGATTTTATATTCACCCCAATTATAAAAGAATCATTAATACAATTAGAAACCAGTGATAGGGGTCATTATACAGTTTATTTACCCACATTCGACATTGAACATATACTAAGTGAAGTCTACAAAATAAAATCCACAAGATTTGAAATATTCACACAGGTAAAAAAACCACATTGGATCGGAAAATGTCATGTAATGCCTATAAAGAAAGATGTGTTTGATGAAAGTTTAAGAAATTGCCATGGTGTTATTAGTACTGGTGGGTTTCAAACATCGGTTGAATCATTGTATCTGGGAAAAAAATTAATGGTTATTCCCACTAAAGGTCAATATGAACAAATTTGTAACGCTGAATCTTTAAAAAGGTTGGGTTGCGACGTTGGTAATTTAAATGATATACCAAAATTCATCGAGGGGGGTAATAAAATAAAAATTGAATGGGAAGATTCTTCTAATGAAATAGTTAATAGAATTTTGGGTTAAATTTTCTTATCGAAAAGGTAAACATCAAAAACCGAATTACCCTTAACCCTTTTTATTTTCTTTAAAGTTTCACCAGCAATTGAATCCATTACTTTAAAAACACCTTGATTAGTGCCCTTTTCATCAATTACTTTTACTGTATTTCCTGCTTGTCCTAAAGCACCTAATATAGCAAAATACTTATTGCCATAAATACTTTTCAAAAAAGACATTCTAACATTAGCTATATCTTTCATATTATTTACATAAGGGTTTTCTAAAGGATTATTCAAATCTATTTTAGTATCAGTAGTTTTAACCCTAATTGTAGCAAATTGTCTTGTCTCTTCTCCTAATGATATATCCTCTTTATTTTGTATTTCTTGTGCTTTTAAAAGCGCTTGTTGATTTTTTCTAATTTCATTAAAATCTGCTTTTGCTAAAATACCACCACGCATTCCTTTATCATTCATATTGTAACCCTGTGGTGGGAGTCTATAAAAAGATCCAGTAAAAGTAATAGATAATACTCTATCTAGCCTAAACATCCTCCAAATTTTATTAATGTGTCTATTAGCAGAAACCGACCAACCGTTTAAGTGATATCCTCTCACAAGTTCTTTACCTTTCATAGATTTACCCAAAACCATTGGATAGATAACTCTTTCATGTCCTGCAAAATGTTTATCTTTAGCGCCTTTGTAATTAATCAAAAATACCATACCATATTTTATGGCTTTAATTAAAACTTCTTCGGTTGGTTTTATTGGTTCATTGATAGGAATATCTGCAATTTTGGTTGCTTTCTTGATATTGAATCTTGGGACATATGTATTATCCTCTTTGAGTTCGTATTTTTCTTTAATTACAAACTCAACAGGTTTAGTATTGTAATACTGTCTATATTCTCCTAAAGTCATACTGTATATATTAAATATCTACTTCTAAAAAGAAAAAGTCAGAAACTTTCGAATCTGACTTTTAAGAGGCCGACCAATTTGGTCTTTTTCCACCAACTTGTTAAGATAGGTAACAAGTAACCTTAATGATTAGTGTGCAGCTGAGTCAACTTTTACACTATCAACGCAACAAGCTTTGGTAGTGTCGCAATGTGTAGAATCACAAGCTATTGAGTCGGTAACTACCACTGTAGAATCAGATGCAGTACCTTCTTCAGAAGAAGCTCCACAAGAAACTAGGAAAGATACAACCGCAAACATCAAAAATAGTTTTTTCATAATAATTTATTTTTTTAATTTTTTTACTTTTCTATATATGGAAAGTGTTAAACAATGTTTTTGAAAACATGGATTTTTTATGAAAAAAAATTAAATTAGAATTGAAAACATGATATATACTATGATGAAGAAGATTTCGAATAGGGAAGAAGCTAATAACTATTATAAAACCATTAATAGTGGTGTTAATGACTTTGCAAAGGAAACAAAGGCTAGACCATCTGAAATACACAAATATTTATCAAGAAATGGTAAATTTTTTTTAAAAAGACTGGGTTTGGATGATGTTTCTGGAATTGAAAATGTATTAAATGACGTTCTTTTACATAGAAAACATATAGAAGACGATAAAGTAATAAATTTTGAAAGTTTTTCAAAATTGAATGAAAATATTTTAGAAGTTGGGTTACCTACAATTGAACATGAAAAAGTTTTAGCTGATTTATTTAACACCAGCGTGGGTCATGTAGAATCTTTAGATTCGAATCTTCATTTGTTTAAAGTTAATGATTTTGGAAAAGATATTTATTGTGTAATCTTTAATAAAGAAGAAATGGGAAATATTAAATCAAATTTAATTGAAAAAATTAAATCTGATATATTATCAAAAGTTGTTTCTTTGGGTTCTATAGACTCAGTTAGTATTGATCCTTTGAAGTTATGGATTTCCGATATTGTAGATGAGTCTACATTGTATGAGAGAGTATCTTCTTTGGTTTCGGAATCTTTAATTTTAGAATTTGTTTTAAGTTCCATTAATTCTTCTTTAGTATATTCTATTGAGAAAGGTCGTTTTCAAAATTTTAAAGAACATAACTCATTTTCTGTGTGGTGGACATGATTAAATTTATGTAACATCATGATATAACCTAATTTATTTTGGTCTTTAAGTTTTTTGGGGTAGGTTTATTTTATATATAGAATAAATTAATAGATTTGGATGGCTGATTTTATTGGTGTTTCTGGTTCTGCTACATATGCCGTTGCGTTGCCTGGTGTAGAGGATATGTTAACAATTCTACCGGATAATACGGTAAATCAGATTAGGGCTCAAGACGTAAGAAATGTAGTTTACACATTATCTCAAACTATAGGTGGTGGTGGAGATTTCACCTATACACAAGCTGCTCCCCTCTCTCAAAAATCTACTCAAGGAGTAGGAGGTCTACCATCTGGTAGAACTTTCAGTAAAGTACCGTATAACGAAATTTTTGATGCAATCTTATTCCCTGCTAAGGGAACAGATTTGGTTATAACTACATCACCTACTTCTTTTGAAGAAGGATCTCCTTTGGTTGGAAATGCTACAGTTAATGTTAGCGTTTCTATAACTCAGAATACATTTACAGTAAAATCAGCTTCACTGAGTGATACTTCTGGTTTGAATGGGTCATATACAACTCCAAACTTACCTACCGGTTTCGGTAACACGGCTAATACTTCGGTACCATATCAGAATAAACAAGTAACTAAAAATGGAACTACTACCTTCACACTTAACGTTACTGACGATAGTGGACCAATATCCAAACCTGCTACTGTTACATATTGGTATCCTAGATTTTATGGTTATATTAATCTAAGTGGTATAGTAGGTTTTGGTGCGGATTTTCAATTTAGTAATACCACCACTCAGACTCAAAAAACAAACTTACTAAATCTTTTGAGAGGTAGTGTGGAAGGTGGTGCTGGAAGTTGGAGAAATGTCTGGGATAGTACTAGCCTAAACTTTACTAAATTTTCTAAAGTCAGTAGTCCAATGAGTGAAGTTACAGTCACTCCTGATCCTGGACTTCCGGCCGGATCAAGAGTTCACCATGTATTAATTTGGTTAACAACTGACTATAGTGGTGGATTTCCGGTCGATTACATACTAAATGATAAACCACCAGCGGCAAGTCCTTTTGTGTATTTGGGTGAAACGGGAGTGACTCTGGACTTCAGAAATGAATACAGTATTTATAAAAGAATGAAAGTAATGATTCGAGATTTTTCTTCGTCGGTAAGCGTAAAATATAAATTTAATTTTTAATAAAAATGGCATTTATTGGAGTACTTGTTGGAACAACTATCAGACCAAATGACGAATTGGCTCAGTGGCCTACCGCATTTAGTAATGAACTTTTGGGTGGTCTACATACAGTAGCTGATAAAACAGAACTGTATAATATTTATGATAACCGTAGACAGTTTGGTATGATTGCTTATGTGATATCAGAAAAAAAATATTACAGTTTAGTACCAAATGATCCGCAACAAGATGTAAAAAAAGATACAAACTGGGTAGAATTATCTATCGGTGGGGGTGGTTCTGGTGAATGGGTCGATTCTGTAATCGGAGTTTATTCTGATAGTACTTTAGGTAGTGCACAAAACGGAGTAGGTTTCAGAAAAACTGGAACTAGAGTTCTTGTCGCACCAACTGGTACTGATGCTACATTTGATACTTTTGAGAATCAAATTGCAATATATAGTGAGACTGGTAATGGTAACAGTGGTGGTTATACCTATATTGAACCAACAAATGGATACACTTTAAGGGCAGATAATGATCCTGGAGTTATTTATACTTTTGTTGGTACTTCTAGTAATACCGGTACTTGGTATAAAGAAAGACAAAATATACTCAGGTATATTAACCCTACTTCTAATGATGGTAAAACTTTTAGTTTCACAACATCAGATGGTACTAAACCATTATTAGGTTATACTTATACAGTATTTTTATCTAGTTTTGGTACAGCTAATTCTGGCACAGCTAGTTTATCTATTGATGGAAATTCTTATTATCCAATTAAGAAAGTGGTCAATAACTCTCTAACAGATTTAGATGCAAATGATTTTAATGCAGGTCCACAATATTTAATTACTTACTCTTCAAACACCTTTCAGATATTTTTACCTTCAGGTGGAGGTGGTGGGACTATAGGTGAAGCCGAAGATAATAACTATGGTGATGGACTTTATACAGATTTTACACCATCTACACCTATTGGTGTTCCGATAGATCGTTTTAATCAAATTCTCAAATCTTTAGTACCACCACAGGCACCGAATCTATCTTCTTGGAATGTAGAATCTGGACTTTTTGCAAATGGAAATATTTCATATAATTCTGCTCAGGCTGCGGTTCTGACTCCTTTAGCTTATGAAATAGTCGCTTTTCCTCCGTCTGAAATAGGTGCGGTAGGACAGAATGGAGCTTTCAATTCTAGTGGTTATAGACTAGGTATAACTCCGAAGACTGGCAGTATAGGTGGTAAACTTAATAGTGGAGTTGCTAAGAATCCAAATTTACCGACAGCTGCTTATGATCAATATGCGTTTGGAAATGGTATTACCGGAAGTGTTGTTTTGTATATCAATTCTAAGACTGCCTCAATTGTTGATTTAGGTTCGAGCTTAAATTCTATAATTCAAAGCACCTCACATGGTGAACTTAATGTTACTAGTGCAACATCATCTAAATTTTCCAATGGTACACCGTTTGAAACCTTTTGGTGGAGAACTGGACAATGGACCGTCAATAAAGGTTCTTCATTTATCAACTACGGTTTTAATCAAATACAAGTTAAACACATACTTCCAAGTACAACCTATACTTTGACAAAGTATGAATTTTTAGTTGATGGTGATATTTCTACAACTGATTTTCCAAGTGCTGCTGTTTCGGATTATACTACAGGTACGAAAAAATTCCTTTCGGGAATAGAATATTGGACTGCGAAAAGTTTCAAATTTCAAGTTACAGTAGATAATGCATATAAAAATACTTATTCTGGTGCAAGTGATGCAATTGCTTTCTCCGATACATCTGTTGCAGAAAACTTTACAATTTATAACGGAGTACCACGTCCTACACTTTCAGATCCGATAGCCTTTTCAGCTGCGAGTCCTAATAGTGCTCTACCGACTGCTGGTTCAGTAGGTCAACAAATACAGCCTAGTTCTGTCTATAATTTAGTATCAAATAGAAGAAAAATTAATGGTACTAGTAAGTTAACACTTGGTATTAAAAGAACAGTACAGGCATTCGCAAGTACTAACTTTTCCGTAGGTGGTTGGTATATTGATACCTATCCCGCTTCAAGTACAAATACTTTAGAAAATTTTGATGATGAATCATATAGATTAGCTGTCGCTAACTGGGCATCTACATCGGGAATTGGAACTGGTACTTGGGTTTCAAGTGGTGATCTATTAAATACTTATCGAAACGCCTTACAAATTGCAGATGGAAGACTTTTGTATCCATCTAGAAACTTCCAAGGTGATGGAACTGCTGATACCAATCCAAATTTTGGTATTTCGGCTCGTAACTATACTAACTGTAAAATTAATGGTGCAAATGACGTGCATGGTGCAAACACCCGTACATATATAAGATACTTTCAGTTTTCTTCTGTGAAAAATGTGTTTACTTTAAATATATCTGCGTCGGGTACAAATTTTGTAAAAGTGAATACTGGTTTATCAAATACTTCCAATTGTTACATTGAATTCAAATTGCCTTATTCAGGTTCTGGTGTGCCAGGAGGTCCATCAGTAAACACTAGTACTTATGGGGTTACTGGTTGGTTAGATGCTTGTCTCGGATATGATAATGCTGCACCAATTGACGGAAAAGGATGTCTGCAAGGGGACGTTCCTGGTGATTATAGTGGGTGGGTGATAAACTTTGGACCAAAAAGTACACTTTTTTCCGATGGTAAAGTTCTTGTTAGGATTACAGCTGGACCTAACTGGAATGGATTTATAGAATCAATATCTTTAACATAATATATAAATAAAAGAATAAAAAATGGCCTTAACCTCAAGTGTACAAGCACAGATAGCATTTAAGAACCTCCTAGGTAAATCTCAGACTAGGTCAGATAAGGGTCCAGTTAATGAACTTTATGGATTTAGTTTTGATTTACCTTCATCAAATATTATGATGCAATCTATAGGTCCGACACCATCGGATTCTGTATCTGCTGGTATAGCTGTATATGTGACCGCTGATTTGATTCTCGATCCTGAGTCGAACGGACAAGCTTATTTTACTAAGTGGCCTTCTTCAGCACCATCCGGCAATGATATTAAAAATTCAAATCAACCATATCAATATGGAGTTGGATCATTAGAGGGTATTTCATCTGGACAAAGGATGTTAAATATTATTTCTGATTACTTTGATGTCAAATACCAAGCTGAACCTTACGACGTGAATAGTGATGTCATAAGACCACTTGATTCTAGGGATTGGATTTTTCAATATAATTCTGGTATTTTTTATCAGCAAAATTTACTTAAACCTGATGGTAGTGCAGTTACTAATCCTAAGACTGTTAAAGTTTATTACTACATAGGTGATAGGCTTCTAGATCAGTCGAAGAATCAACAGACTAATATTCGAGTTAGTGCAACCGGTTCAGTTGAGGTATCTGAAGATATTTATTTTGCAACTTATTCTACTCCGATGATTACCACTACTTATTCGAGTAATTATCTATTCTTAGTTGATTTTAATAAAACAAACCTTTCGAGTACCGTATCATTAAGTATTAATAGTTTAGGTACTTTTAGTGTCAAAAAGTATACAGCAGATGGGCCAGTGCCATTATCACCGGGTGATATTGTTGGAGCTACTGGAGGAACATTCGGACAAATTTACTATTTAATTTATAATAATGGATTTTTCGAATTCTATACAAAAAATCCAGTGTCTCCACCAGGATTTTTTACTCAACCATCAGATACTAATTTTACTTTAGGTGGGATAGACAAAGGTTCACAGTTTGATAAGGTATCTTTAACGGATATGTTTAAAGATTTATTGTATCCTGAACTACTTGGTGGGATAACTGGTCTTACAATGACTGGACCTTCAGGTGTTGTGACGCAACTAGAAGTTGGTGGTTATATAGGTAATGGTAACTATAATCTTGGGTGGTCTCTTGCCAATCCTGCAGATTTCAAGACTGGAAGTTTGAGAGTTGAGGATGTGACTAATGTAACTAGCTCGGAGTTCTATTGGAAATCACCAATAAATCAACCATTCACACAGAGTGCATCATTAGTTAATCCTTTTACATTTTCATTTGGGGCGTCCGTAAGTACATCAACTTCTAATACTAGAACTCTTAAATTATCTTTAACAAGGAACAATGGGACAGTAGTTTCAAGGTTTTTAGATATACCTTGGACTTGGAGAGTTTATTACGGTTCTTCTACATTTTCAACATTGACTTCGAGTGGGATATATGCTTTAAATTATACTCTTTCAACTCAGTCGGTGGGATCATGGACAATTTCTGGTACACAGGGTTATAAATACATTGCTTTTCCGGAAGATTCTGTTTATGATTTCAGCTCTATTTATTATAAGGGGTTACCATTAGTACTTGCATCCGGTACTGTTAGTGGTTACACATTCAGTTACGGTGATGTGACCTATACTACTGTCACTGTTAGTAATGCAAACAATGTCTCGAAAAAATATAAATTATATAGATCAAAATACGAAATAGGAGCAACAATTTCAGTAAATATTAATAAATAAACTATGGAAAATATACCAGTAACCGGACTTCTTTCACCAGTATCAGCATCTGATAAATATCCAATAATAGACCCCGTTTTTGGGATCGATGGATTGAGAAATCTCTCATCTACACAAAGTATGTATGAAATTCCTTTGGAAAAAAGAAGGGCTGGGATGGTCGTGGGTGTTCCAAATACAACAAATAACACGGTTTTATATTATAAATTAAAACCAGAAGGTAATGGTGTTACTTGGTCGGTAGGTCAATCAACCGATTGGGATTCGTTTTTCATTTCGCCATCAGCTTCTATCCCAATTAAATATAAGGTAGTGGATGAAACTATTGAAGTTCCATTTGGTTATATGTATTTGATATATGGTGATTTGACAATTGGTGCAACTGGTGTATTTAATAATTATGGTAGGACCGTTTTGATTAATGGTAATCTTTTTACTGAAAGCAATGGACAATTTAATAATTTGGGAGGACCTGGTTCATTTTTCACTGTAAGTTTCTTTACTCAGAAATCAGTAAGCACATTTTCAGCGGTAGCTGGTGTTGGATATACAGTTTCACATAATTTAAATACTTTGGATTTTACTTATAATTTAAGAGACGGATTTAATATGGTGCAGGGTAACGTCGAAATAATAGATGTTAATAGTATCAAAGTTACTTGTGCTACTTCGGTGAGTGTGGCGACAATGACAATCATTGGTTAAATTTTAAACAATTGGAAAACATGGTCATATAATATATAATTGCAAAAAATAATATTATATTTATGTCCAAACAGGAAGAATCAAATTTGTCAGAAGAAGAATATCTTCGTAAACATATTGAGGGTTTAGAATCCAACAAACCATCTAATACACAAAATTTCCAACAGCCTGAGGTTAAGGTTGATAATTCTAGGGCGAGTGACCTCCATTATTTTGCATTTGATGTGAAGGAGTTCCCTTGTGGGGTATTCTATCCAGCCGGTTCAACTATTCAAGTAAGAGCTGCTCAGGTAAAGGAGATTCAAGCTTATTCAATGGTGGATGATAATAATTTTTATGATATCGTTGAAAAAATGAATGATATGTTATCTTCTTGTGTAAGAATTAAATATCTTGATGGAACAATTGGTTCCTATATGGAAATCAGAGATCCAGATAGGTATTATCTAATTTTCCTTATTAGAGAACTTACTTTCCAAAAAGGAAGTAGTCTTACTACTACTGCAACTTGTGAGTGTGGTCAGGAAGTATCAATTGAATTGAAGAGGGATAATTTTAAATTATTTGAACCATCTGATAGAATTTTGTCTTTCTTTGATGCAATCTCAACATCTTTTAGATTTGAGGTTAAAAATGGTAAAGTATTCAATCTAGCTCCTCCAACAATTGGGTTACAAAAATCATTCACAGAATATATCGTGAAGGAAAATGCTGAAAAGAAAAAACCAAACCTTTCATTTTTGAAGATCATTCCTTTCTTACTCTATGATAGGACTTCAATTACTATCGATGGTATCAAATCAAAACTTGAAGAGTACCAAAAGATAGATGACATTTCGTTCCAATTTCTAAATGCTGCAGTTGAAAAGATGACTTTTGGTATTGAAAAATTAAGAAAGCAATGTCAGTGTGGTCTAGAGAGCCACACCGATATGATATTTCCCGACGGACCGTCAGCTATTTTCGTTGTTCATGACGCCTTTGAGCAGTTTATTAAAGAATAAATTGCTTCTTCAGAAGAATTATCATCTACAAGAAATGGCCATAGATTCATGGCCATTTTGGATGTTGGAAGAAAACATCAAGATTGTTAATGAACTAACTGATGAAGAAGAAAAACAAAGGAAGAAGGATGATGGTTCTCAAAAGATGCCAAACTTCAACCCTTCATCAATGATGAGTAGTGTTTCCTCAATGGCGAACAAATTCAAATAAAAAAAACCACCAAATGGTGGTTTTTTTTTATTTTTGAGACTATTAATATTAGTATCCAGCAACGAGTGGAGGAGCGATAGTGAAAGAACCATCGATGTACTCATCAATCCAGTAGTCAGCTACGAATTTAGCTTCTACATTTGACATAATTTCTTGTGAACCCCAGTCAAGAGAGTAACCAGCAAGACCTGTGATTTGACAGTTTTGGAAAGTAACCCTTCTTAAAACAACACCTTTTTTATCGTGTTGGTTAACAATTACAGTTCCGATGATATCTGATTTATAGTTTACAGTACCATTCTGAGAGTTCCAAACTAAATCATACCATGCTTTTAGTGTGTTCCAAGTAACCATGTTGCCTTTATCGTTTACGTTCACATTGTGCTTGATTGTAAAATCGATATGGGTTTTTTCTGGTGTACCCATGTAAGCTCTAGTTGAGTACTTGAACCTCTGGTCTTTAACCCCAATATCTGGTGTTAAGTTTAAGTCAACGGAATTGGCTTGTTGTAATTGCATGATAGGATCTCTTCCTTGAGCTTGTAAAATTGTAGGGAAGATGAAAGTAATCTCAAACAAATTAAGATATACTACTTCTTCTGGTAATGTTCCAGGACCGCCTGGTGAACCTGTCATCAGGAGTTGGGTAAAATGTGGTAAAGGCATAAATTTTTAAATTATTTTTTGTAATTTATATATTTTATCACAAATCTTTCTTATTAATTAATCATATAAATAGGTTATAAAAAATGCCATTTTCACCTTTAGTACGTAATATATACTGAATATGAAGTGTAATTATAGATATTGTGGTAAAGAAATAAACTTTGATCGAAAAGATAGAAATTTTTGTAATAAAAACTGTAAAATGAAAGAAAATAATTTAATTAAAGAATTAAAAACACTAGATAATAAATCTATTAAAACTAAAGATTTTATAGAAAAGTCAAAAAAAATACATAATAATAAATTTGGATATGAATTATCGATATATGATAATTGTAGAACAAAAATTATAATAATATGTCCAATACATGGTGTGTTTGAGCAAACCCCAAGTAATCATTTATATAATAAACAAGGATGTGATAAATGTGCTAGAGATGATCATAAACTTACTAATCTATCTGATGTTAGAATAGAAAATCTTAAAAGAGTTCATAATAATAAATATCTATATAATGATATATCTATTAATAATGGATTTATAAATATAACCTGTCCAGAACATGGTATCTTCACTCAATATTTATATTTTCACGAATATGGACATGGATGTTCACAATGTAATTCCTCTTCTAGAGGAGAGAACTACATAAAAAACTACCTTGATAAGAGAGGAATAAGATACCATAGGAATTTTATATTTGACAACTGTAAAAATAAGAAAGGTCTTAGATTTGATTTCTATCTATATGATGAAAATACTATTATTGAGTATGATGGAGAGCATCATTTTATTGAAAATAAATATTGTGGAATTGAAAATCTAGAATATGTTAGAAAAAATGATGAAATCAAAAATAAATATTGTTTATTGAACTCAATAAGACTAGTGAGGATACCATATTATGATTACAATAACATTGAGAGTATTTTAAATAGTGTTATTTAATAGACACTATGTCTTTTCACAAATGAACATGA